TAATCTTCTTGCTGCATTAATAATTGTAGAGAGTTGAGATCTTGCCATAGAATATTCATGATCCTTAGATTCTGTTTTATTTCCCCAATTAGCAGCACCTACCTTACGGCACTTTACAAGGGCACCTGAGGCATATGCAGAAGGCCAGACACTATATCTGGACTTTACCTTATGATAGCAAGCATCTTTCTTACCACTACCCTTGCCTTTCTTATCTTTAGTTTCTATAATTGCTTCTTCTTTTTTCATTTTCTTTTTATCTGTAGAAACATAAGTTGGTTTAGCAGCATCAGTTTTTTGTTGCTGACCAGGATCTGCTGCTTTTTTTCTTCTGGCAGCAGAAAGTCTTTCTGCTTTACTCATACTTGCTCTTTTTGCGGAAGAAACACACTTGGGAGTCCCCTCTCCAGGTTCATCACTGGCACAAGTCCCACCTGTGACTACATTGACCCAACCACCCTTACCATCCTTTGATTTGGATCCTTTAAACCATTTATGGAGAGTTCCTTCACTGACTCCTCCACCATTAGAACCTCCATTAGAATTCCCATTTCCATTCTCATTGCCGTTCCCATTCAAAGGTTTATCAATACCAACTTCCTCAGGTTCCTTTCCTCCACCAGAAAATCGTGCAGTAACTCTCATTCCCTTCGAAATGGGTTTACACTTTTTATCCGTGTAACAATAATAGTATCCTGATTTACACTTGGACATATTTATTTTGAATCCTTATTATTATTTAGAAAACCCTGCTTAAGCATTTTCTGAAGTTCAGAAGTAGATCCTACAAATACTGCGTTATTAGTGACATTATTTGTTGTTTTCTTATTATCTTCTTCAAGATCTTTTATCTTTTTTTGAAGATCTGCTAATTTATCAGTAGTATCAGCAACACTTTTAATGAGTTGACCTGCAACTTCATATGCTCTAGGACTTCCTCCCTCACCGGCAAGTTCCATGATTCCGTTTATAGCTTCCTGTCCTTTTTCAATTAATGAATACAGATTTGCTCTTGTGTATTCATAATCTTTTTGGATGTCTTGATTTTCCGGAATAATTTTATTATGAGACGACTCTACCGGCACAACTTCATTCATATCATTATCAGTCATAACTCATTAAATATCTCTTTGTTGTGTTGAACTATAACTTCTAGAATCCGAGAAGAAAGTAGTTTCTTCGTTAAATCCAAAATCATCATCAGGTCCAAGTAGAGCATCATCTGCTGTGTTAACAACACCATCATTATTTTGATCCGTTAATGCCTTAGGTGATGCGGTATATCTCATTTCACGTTTTGCAGTTTGTCTATTAGTATCTGCATAATAATCCACCTGTACTTTTTTAATGAGACCATCAGAACTATCAGCAACAGGACCGAATAAGTACGTCTTAGCAGTAAATCTAAGAGTATAAATTAGTGATCTTCGTGTTAGAAAATCTCCTTCATAATCATCCTGAAAAGATATGCTATCTAAGACAATGGGAACATCTCTTTTTTCACCAATAGAACTAACTAAATCAATTGTAATATTAAATGATGGTTGAAAATATGGAAGTATTTGCTCAATAATTTGAAGAGCATCATCATTCAATTTTGTAAGAATATTAAGTTCAAACCCAATATTATATGGAATTGGCATAAAAACTTTTTTAACTTTCGAATTGTTTTTATCAATAGCCTGAAATGTTTGAGTTATCCCCACTTTTCTTGTAGAATCATATTGAATATTATTCATCTCAAAGGACATTCTTGGAAGGGTAATTTGAACGGGTTTGTTCAAATCTCCTTGTTGCTCTAACCTGGCAAGAAATTTCTGAGATGGTCCATATGCCAGTGGAACTTTTAATTCACTATAAGTATTTCCTGATCTATCATCGTGACGAATATAAATTTGATTAAACAATGTGCCAAAGGCAACAATTGTTTTTCTCATTATTTCATGATAGTAATAAGTTCCTAACATTAGTATGTACCAAATGGATTACTTTCCGTGAAGTCCAGATTTGTATCTGCTACTTCTTCTATTTCAACTCCTGCATCATATTTATCAGCAAATTCTGCAGATTCAACAAAATCAACAGAATATTTTGCTGATGATGCAGATCCGACAATAATATCTCCCGGAACAAAAGTTCCGTTCGTGGTTCCCAATTTAAGTGTATTTGTGGTCGTATCCCAAGTTTTTACCCTTCCCTGTGCGCCAAAAATTGAACCAGTAACAAGTTCATTGAATGTAAACGTTCCAATTCCAGTGGTTGGGGGAGATGCTATGGTTACTGGTTGTATTGGATTATACCCAACTCCAGGTTCGATAATATTAATCGAAGATAATTTATTTTCAGTGGAAACATTTGCTTTTGCAATTGCTGTAACTAATGAAGTATTTGGGTAATCTTTATTGCCCACAGTATTTGCTATGCTTACTGTAGGTGCCATAGTATATCCAGTTCCTGCGTTTGTTATAGTAACAGAAGTTACTATTCCTGCAGAACTGACAGATGAAATACCTGTAGCAGTTGTATGATCAGTTACTCCAGTAATTTCAATATAAGCTGGATTGGAATTAACTGTGGCAACTATATCTCCAACAACATATCCTTGTCCACCCGAAAGAATAGTAAATCCTATCATTCCACCACTACCTTGTCCTTGGATTCTAAATCCTGTTCCGCTTCCACCCGTAGTGTTATAATTACCACCATTGACATGTCCAGCACCTGTAGTAGAAATACTACCGGCATTTACAACTCCAGCTGGAGCAGCAGAGAATGTGGCTATAGGAGGATTTGACTGGTTATAATATTTTCCACCATCAGTTACAGTAACTCCATTTACAGTACCAAGACCGCTAATAGTTGCTGTTGCAGCAGCACCAGGACCTACAGGAACTCCAACTGTAACCTCTGGAGGGATAGGATATCCAGTTCCTGCATTTGTAATACTGTATCTTACAATACCAGTTTCTTCGGTTTCTATTGAACATGTTGCTATTGCACCAGATCCACCTCCACCCGAAATCGATATTGTAGGTGCCTCAGTATAACCAAATCCAGCATTAGTTAATAATATTTCTTGTATTGAATGAATATTTGAACTTACAGTCGTAATTGCTACTGCCGATGCATTAGATATAAAAGATTGTTCTGGGGAACTAGTAAAGGAAATAGTTGGAATCGATGTATATCCATATCCATCATTATTTAAAAATATTTTTCTAACATATCCTGTTCCAGTAACTGGGGTAACCTGTGCCGTTGTTCCGGATCCTATCATAATTAAAGAAGTGATATACCCTTGATTTTCCAATACACTATCAATTTCTTCAGTCGTTGTACTAAGTTGATCCCATCCACCAAGTTCATCAGAGTACTCAAAGAGTTCACATTTTAGTTGATAAACATAATTTTTTCCCAACTGATAAAAAGGTTGCTCATGCTCAACAAATTTTACTTCAAATAATCTGCCACCCAAAGGAAAATAAATTAAATCACCTTCTCTTGGCCTTGAACTAAGACTTATTTCTTCCTCACTAAAATTTCCTAGAAAAGGTGATATAAAATCCTCAAATCTTTCTCTTGAAATAGTCACTGTGAGTTCGTCTTTTAAACTAACTCCAAATTTCGTCATTATATCTCCTGCACCACCATATCCTTCATAGGTGTTTACATATGCTTCAATGGAAAAATTATCACTAAATTTAGATGATTGTATTTCATTTAAAATTGTATCTTGGTTTACTACTCTACGAGGTAAATAACTTACTTCAACACCATAAATTTTGAGTTGTTCGTTAATTAACTCCTGAACAAGCCTTTGTTCACTTTGTGAACCTTGTAAGAAAAAAGGGTTAAGTGCCATTATCCAATAAAATCGTAAGGTGGTAATTCATAATCTTGCATCATTCTATTTCTAAGAGTATCTATCTCCCGTTCAGCATCTTCATAAATTTCTCTACCATTCAATTCAATACCTCCGGGAAGTTTAACTCCTCTAAACTTAATTAAATTTTGTCCCCATTGTCTTTTTATAAGTGCTGTTAGATATTGTTTTACAAAACTATCATTATAGACCTGATTAAAATTATCAGGATCAAGTGCTCGATAACAATCAATTACCAAATATGTATTTTTTGTTTTAGCACTCCAATCAAAATCTAGATATAATCTATCTTGTCTCTTATTAAATCTAATTTGCTTATCTGTAGTTAAAAGAAAATCAATATCTTCAAGATATGTTTTAGTCATGGAATATTGTAATAATTCAACAGAATTGAAATAATATAAGTCATTCAAAAATAACTGGTATTTGATACTGAACATTCCACCAGATATTGAACTGGTATCAAATTTAAATATCTTTTCAATTCCAACTACTGAGTCTGGAACTTGAAGGTAATTTGAGTTCTCATAAAAATTAAAAGTAGTAGCTGTTCCAACAATAGTAGAGGTGGCAGAAGTGGTTGCTATTCCAACTCCACCAGCACCACCAGATTTTCCTCTATCAATATCATCTTGTGTAATTTGATATTTAAGATACATTCTTTCAACACCATCAAAGTGTCTTTCATTATAAAATTGTATTGCATCATCTACAAGATCATCTACCTGATCATCATCAACATTTATTTCCAATACCGGAGCACCCAGTCTCCTAAAGCAATAATCAATCAATCCTTGTCTAGTACTTGGTTTTGCCATCAGAATGAACCTCCATCTAAAAGTCCGGCAGTTAATGATCCATCAATAAACACATTATTTTGAAAAGTTGATATCCCAACAAAAGTTGATACTCCAGAAATATTAACATTATCAAGTTCAGCATGTCCATCGACATCCAAGTCACCATTAGCATCAATAGAAGATGTAAATGTAGCAATACCAGATACACCCAAATTATCTAATTCGGTATGGCCATCGACATCCAAGTCACCATTAGCATCAATAGAAGATGTAAATGTGGCAATACCAGTTACCAGTAAAGTGTTAAGTGTAGAACGTCCAGCAGCAGCTAAATTACCCTCTGTATCAAAATTTGTACCTTCGGAAAATGAAACAATACCTACAATATTTAAATTATTTAATTCTGCTTCACCAGTAGCAATAATATTACCCGCAAATGTAGCCGTGTCAGATACATTAAGAACATCTAAATCTGTTTGACCATCAACATCTAAATTACCATTAGCATTAATATTACCTGCAAATGTGGTAATACCAGATATATTCACATCATCAAGTTCAGTTTGTCCATCAACATCTAAATTACCATTAGCATTAATATTACCTACAAATGTGGCAGTCTCGGCAACATTAAGAACGTCTAAATCTGTTTGACCATCAACATCTAAATTACCATTAGCATTAATATTACCTGCAAATGTGGCAGTCTCGGCAACATTAAGAACGTCTAAATCTGTTTGACCATCAACATCTAAATTTACACCAATAGAGAGTAATGAACCACTAAATGTCAGATTTGTATTATCAATTAATTGTCCACTTGTTCCGGCAAGAACAACACGTCCAGAAGTTAAATTCTCAACCGTAAATGTATTTGCCCGACCACCTGCATTAATATCAACTAACCCATTAAAAGTAGAATCGCCTGAGATATTTAAACTTCCAAAATTTGCCAAAAACTGGGCAAATATATTGCCATTAGTAATTGTTACTCCAATCCCAACTTTTATTTTTTCATTGAAACCATCAACAGTGATGCCTTCAATACTAGGATTATCACTTGAGTTGAATGTTGCTAAATCAGTTACATTTAACGTATTAAGTTTACTATGACCCGAAACAGTTAATGCCGTAACATTAGCAGTTCCACCATTTACACTAAAAGCTGAAGAAGATCTTTCTGCAGACGACAATACTCTAATAGCATCTGCTTGTCCTACACGAACTTTTATATCTGCCATTACTTGGTTACTCCCTCCCTAACTAATGCCGAACCCTCAACGACTCTAGTTTTGGTTCCTGGATCTGGTTCTTGAATTACAACATCATACATATATCTACCAGGTTTTAAGTTGGTTGTCTGAGTAGATGTGAGTGAAAGATTTATAGTTCCTTCAGTTTCAGGAGATGGTATATCAACGACAAAGTCTGTTTTTGTGTTACTACCAGCATGTTTTCTCAATTGTGCAGATACAGTATATCCCGTCAAATTGGTAGGAGTATTTGAGGTGTCAGTAAGATTAAAAGATTGACTAAAATCAGCCCCTGCATTTATTATAATATTAGCAACATATACGGCAGCCATTTACTTCAATATATTGTTATCTAATTAGTATTTAGGAATATACCTATGTAAGTCTTCCCAAAATCTCTTTTAGAACATCTTTAATATCTTCAATATCTTTTTTCATATTATTAAGTTCCTCTTTTTTTTTTTTTTTTTTTTTAGAAGAATTTAAATAATTTTGATAACCAACAGTATCCATATTAATTATGGCACCAGTTTTTTCATCACGATATAAGTTTGAATGCCCTTCTACTCTAATCATATCAAGCTAATGCAATGGTTCTTAAATCTTTTATCCTGGGATAATATGCCTGATTTGTTCCATTCATCATTATTTTTACAGAATAACCGACAAATTGATCTAGATTATCTGCAGTAAATACATATTCACTAAATTCTCCGTCAGAATTTGGTGGAACAAAAGTATCAGGTCTCCCATCATTTTTCGTAGAATCAATAACATTTCCTCTACTATCAAAATTTTTGAATCCTGGAAATAGTTCAAAGGATTGCTCTATAGAAGTTGAATCTTCTCTGATTAACTTATAAGCCATTCTAAAGTCAGATGATTCATGACGATATGCCGCTACAATAACTTTTAATGATGTTGATGGTTGTCTAAGAAATACATCTTGTGAAACATATACCGAAGAATGAGGATCTTTTTCATCTATTGATTTTATGAGACGATTTGAACTGTATGATTCTGGATCAATTGGTTGATTTAATCTGTTACTAATAAATTCTGTGGAAGATCCCCCATTCAAATAAATCATTGGTGATAAATTTTCATTATTTGATGATAATATTATATTTGTTGTAAATGATTTACTTCTAGGTAAACTAGATAGATATTCATCCTCATTAACTTTAGAGGCAACCATTCTCACACTTCTTAGTGCATTATATCTGTTTAAAGAAATACTTTCAAATCCATTATCGTTAAATGAAGGTTCATTTCCACTAATACTTGTTGCCGTTATTGTTCTTATAGATGCATCTGCACTAGTGAATGAACTTTCATTTCCACCTGTTGGGGTAATTATGTCGTATGATGGAATAACTGCATTAAATAAAATATTTTCAGTAGATAATACATCGTCTCCACCAGCAAATTCATCAGATGTAAATGATACCTGGGGTAAACTTGATGAATCTGCACTTCTATCAACACCATAAGTGCTTGATCTATCAATTTCTATATGATAACTATCATCTTCAAGACCTAGTGAAGAAATTGTGTGAGTTACATTATTAATTCTTCTTAAAGAAATACCGTTTAATTCATATTTTTTAATCACATCACCAGAACTATGATCAGAGGGAGAGGTGTCTTCTTCTCCTCTACCATCTGTGGATATGGTTAAAGAACCAGCTGGGAAAGGAGATCCAGATATAACAGAATTATATTGTATAACTTCATTATTAATAATTGCATATCCTGGATTAGATTCACTGACATCCAATCCTTCAAATTTAGCAAATCCTGTCGTATCAGCAATACTAACTGAACCAGTCTTAGATTCAGATATACTACCTACAATTGTTGTAGGAATTGTATTTGGCTCCACATCACTTAATTTAACCTTGTTAGTTGAAGAATACATTCCATGATTAAAGTGATTTACCTTTAAATAGTTTCCAGCATTTACTCCACCATCAAAAGGTGCTGACAAAATCTCAAGAGATGAATCTGTAATAGTTCCATTATCGGCATAGTAGAATAAATTGGATCCTAAATTATCCGAGAATTGTGTATCGCCCTGAATATTGGAAACAAAAATCATGTTCCTATTTCCAATACTTTCAATTTTTATTTGTGCTCCAGATCCAGTTTGTCTATCAACTGTGCTGGTAACAATACCAACTACATCACCGACCTGATATCCGAGACCTGCAGAACCTGATACAATAGCAATTCCAGTAATTTCACCATTAGATGAGTCTATAGATTGAATATTTAATTTTAATCCAGTTCCTTTACCTGCAATATTAAAAGTTTCTACATCATTATCAACAACATAGTTGGAACCAGCAAATCCAGATACAGTTGCTACAGCAGATGCTGGTCCTCCAGATCCGGTAATTACGGCACTTGCAACTCTATTTACGTCTGGAGATGCGATCTTTCTTCCAGGAACAAGTATTGAAGTTAAGGTACTAGATGTTTGAATACCAATTTTTCCAGTTTTTGGTAATGTTCTAATGGGATTACTTCTCAACTCTTTTACATAACCATTACTTTCATCTAATTGGGGATTGTTAAATGATACAGTTCCTAATTGAGAAGTAAATTTTGCCTTATATAATCTAAATGTAAGATCTTGTCTTTGGTTTTCTGTCCATAAACCACCATTTTGTGATCTAAAGAATGAACCCAATGCGTATTGAGTAGTATATTGTGTCTGTTCAACTACTTCATTACCAGATACACTAAAGTTTTCAGTAAGAGCTGCACTGGAAGCTTCCGGATTAACAATTCTATCTCCCTGATTTGCTAACCAAACAGTATAATTTACAGATTTTTCTGCGACTAATACAATTGCATATGCCGTTCCTGGTGCCAAATATATGGGTTCATCAAAAGTGAATTTTGTTGGAATAGAGGCATCATCAGAAGTTAATATATTATCGATAATTGCACCATCTTTTGAAATTTTTGGTCTTAACTCTTTTTCTGCCAATACAAATCTAGAAGGTCTGCCATCATCAGTTACAGTTCTAATTTGACATCTCACAGGATGTTCTTCATCTATCGTTGCAAAAAATACTTCAACTGCGGTCAAAAATGCACCATCTTTATCATTATTTTGATTAACTGCTGAAGGTGCTTCTACATTACCACCAACAACAAATGTTTGTGCTACAGGATCAAAATACTCTGCCTCTTCAACATGTGTATGTTGATTTTGAGTAGTTAATGTTGCACCGACACTACCAGATACTTTAACCCTGGATTCAATAGTTGTAGTATCTACTCTTTTAAATTTCTGCTGCTCCCATTGATCAACAGTTCCTCCAGTTTCATAAGTTGCTGCAGCTCTTACTACATTTTGTTGACCTGGTAAACTTTTAACATTAGTTTCACTTGTGGTAAGTGTAAACTCCGTTGATCCAGTTTTAAATCTAACCTCTGGTGTGGGAGTATCATATGGATCTTCAATAAAGAAAGTTCCAATAATACCACCAAAAACATCGGTAATCAATCTTATATCACCTTTTACAAAAGCTATAGCACCACTTTTTTTGCCTACAATTTTAGAATTTTTCTTTATATAACCACCAAATTTTCCTTGAGCTCGTTCGGAAAGACCTCTCGTGTCAATATTCAATACTGGTGTTGAAGAAGTATATTCTTTTCCAAGTTCAATTTCACCATGACTTGATGGCACATATAGATAAGTTTCTGTCGGTTCTTTAATAGGACCTTCTTTATGATCCGGTGAACATAATCTAATCTTTCCTATACGTTTGCTTGTATCGACAGGATCGTACACTAAAATTGTTTCACCTTTAGAAAAAGATCCGACAGATCCATTAGTCTCCCCACCCTTAGATGTAGATATTTCAATAAGTTTGGGAACAATAATTGGTGTTTGAGAATCTAAAAATCCATATACTTGTGTAAATGCTCCAAACCCATAACCTTTAAATTCGGTATTTCTAGATCTCATGTAATCATCATTACCACTAGAAATTAATTCATTTTTAAACCAAATGTCTTTATTGGAAAAAGTTACAGAGTCTTCAGATTTTCCTTTCAGATTGATACTCTGACTGATAGTGTCTATATCTGTTATAGTCGTTTCGGAAGTAATTGTATCATCACCACGACCTCTTATCCTATCAGTTGTTCTAGATTCTGTTTCAGAAGTTATAATACTTCCAAGATTGATTACTTGCTCACCCAAATCAATCTTGTTATTTAATTCTTTTGTTCTGTCTTTTCCAGTTTTTATTTTAGTTTCTTCAGATTTTGATTGTTCTGTTCTACTCCAAAAATCTGTTTGAGGAGTTAATTCAACACTTCCAGATAAAGCTGGTTGTTCATACGGGTTAACATTTTCAGTTTCAGTGGCTTTTGGTTGCTCGATCCAAGAAACTTCTTCATAATTTAACGTTACAGCATTTCCAGTCTTTTTAACATTAGAATCAAGTAATTCAAAGTCAGTTCCAAAATCTAATTCATCGGGTGTTACA